TAAACCCGCCATCATTGTCTTTCAAGTCAGACTGAAGTTTAGCGTCATCAGTCATAACACTCTTAACATAACGGTTAGGGGATTTGCCTGTAGCCTGCACAAAACGCTTGTACATGAAACGCTGTAGAAACGGACGTATCTTAATTTCTGAAGCGTAGTAGGTTGGGCCATCTGGAATTTCCAGTTTGTAAGAACCGCCTTCCACTACTTCAACATTAACCTTTTTACCGTTTACTTCTGCTGGACCCATGAGTGGGGTATGGTGTATGCGCAGTCGTGCCAGTGAACTACTAGCAGCACCTGTAGGTTTTTCATTAGCAATGCCCATAGCCTTTGCCATAGCAGCATAGTTGTTTGTGTCGATAGTCGTAAGTTGTGACATATATTTCTCCTTTCATAAAAACAATGAGACATAGTTATATCATGCTATGTCCTTAACGTCAAGCCAATTCGGACCTATTTTTGCCTCTAAAAGTAAAGGCACATTAAACTCTACACCCCAGCGTATTGTAATCAGTTCAAGTAGTCTATCATTAGTGTCTTGTATTACACTGATAACCTGTGCTTCTTCATCTGGGTGTATATCAATAACAATACTGTCGTGAACTGAATTTACTATACACGATTTCATATCCTTTAGCAAGGACTCAATGTGTAATAATGCAACAGGAACAATATCCGCTGTAGCAAACGATTGCACAGGATAATTCTTGATCTGTGTAAAGTGTGATACACGCCCACTAGCTTTACGTACCACATTCGGGAACGAAAACTCACGACCACTGGGCGTTGTTATTTTTTGTGTTTCTATAGCCTCTTTAGCCAATCTGGAATGCCAAGCTGCCACTCCCTTGTATTTGCTGTTGAAGTGTTCGTAGTACGCTGCTTCTGCTTTGGTTCTACCATATCCTGTTGCGCCGTAGAGTGGTGCAAACGTATGCGCCTTCGCATCTTGGCGAGACGTAGGTTGACCAGCATCGGTAATAACTTTAGCGGTGTATGCATGTACATCAAATCCAGTAGATACTTCTTCAATCGCTACCTCATCTTGTGATAAAAATGCAGCGGCACGGAACTCAAGCTGCGCAAAGTCAGCTTCCATTACCTTGCCACCATCGAATCGTGACACAAATACTTTCTTAACAGGAAACGTGCCGCCACGTGGCATGTTCTGCATGTTAGGATTAGCACCACTAAAGCGACCAGTAGATGTGCGATGCTGTAGTAAGCTAACATGCAGCTTACCATCCTGCTTAGTGTAGTTACGTATACCCTCAACAAAAGAGGACAGGTATGTGTCAACTGCACTAAGCCTGCGTACCTTGTACAAGAAGTCAACTGCATCATCCATACCTTTGCTCTTAGCCCCTGCTTCTAGTAGTTCAAGGTTCTGCTTACTAGTGCTAAAACCGTTTGCACTCAACCACTTAGATGATGGTGGCTTGAACTTGAAACCAGCCAAAGTGTCTGATGGTATAAACAGAAACCCTTCTGTATTACATTCAGCGCATCTGCTGGGTTTAGCAAAAGGCTCACCGTTCTTCTTTGTCTTACGGACGTAACCTGTACCGCTGCAAGTGTGGCACTGTTGTGCTACAGTTTTATACAGACGTTCTGTGCCGTAAGAAACCATACTGCGAAACGACACGTCATCCATGTAAGGGTCTATCTTACTAGCCCAATCTGCTTTATCAATGACTTTCCTACCATAAATAACCCAGCCTAATTGTTCTGGACTGTTAAGATTGATAGGCGTGTCACCCATTACGTGACGCACATGTGACTGCAACGCTCTCTCTAAATCCTCACGCTCTTGCTCAAACTCTGTTTTCACCTCATCTAACTTAGACATATCAACAGCAAATCCACGCTGGTAAATACGTGCAAGTGTAACGCATACCTGATTAGTGAGATCGACTGTGCCACGTAAGCCACTATCTGTAGGCGTATTCAAGCGATACATTAGTTTGTCACATAGCTGTTGTGTAGCGTTAAGGTCAGCAGACAAGTACTCGCACAACTCATCGTGTGGTATGTCACGTGTGCTATACCCCTTCCTAAAGTATTCTTTTAGCGTGTCTTGCTTCTTAGTTTCCAACTCGTAGCGTTCCGCACATGCCTCAAGAGACAGGGGTTCTTTGTTTCCCCGCTGCAACACATACTCAGCAAGCATTGTGTCAAACACAGGGCCATCATAAGTGAAGCCCGACTCCCAAAGCCAGAGCAAATCGTAAGCTGCGTTGTGACAGATAAGCACCGTAGTGTCATCAAGCCACTGCTGCACGATAGCGTGTCCATCTGGTGTGGCATCAACTTCACTGTGGTCAAAGGTAATGATACGTTCAACCCCTTGGTCATTTAGCATACCCACGAGTGTAAGTGAGTTCTCTGATTCAAATGGATCAAGGTGTAACTTACCATCCCTTGTTGTTGTTGTGTTTTCTACATCCAGTGTTAGCTTCATACTGTATACCTCGCTGTTCTGTATTCAAGTTCACAGTGTACCACACCATGCCAACCTGACAACTTATTTTTTACTACGTTCAAGTGACGCTGGGTATCTTCTTCTTCCTGCCCATCAACCACAGGGTTCTTAGCAATCAAGACCATCAGGTCAGCTTCAGCAGCCTTACCTGTACGTGAGCCTTCCATCATAGACTGGTTCAACAGAACCTTACCCTCTGCCTCTGCAGATAGCTGAGACATGTAGAATACAGCACACTCATATTGCTTGGCAATCTGCCTCGCGTGTACGGCGTTAGCCTTGAGTGATTCATCCTGTCTGGCAAATCCACCTTTAGCGAACTTATCACCCATGTCAAGAAGAACGATGTCTGGCTTGTAGGACTTGCATACAGACTCCACCCAATTCATATCCCGACCTGTGGCATCCTTGATCTTGATGCGGTTCTTTACAGGCTCATACAATTCACGAGCCTTGGCAGGGTTCTTCTTAATCTCCTGCATAGTCATGCCTGTGGCAGCAGTAAGGTATCTAGCACCTACACGATGGTAGCCTTCCTCGTTACACAACACAATGCAGTTAGCACCTTGTTGTGCAAAGCCACCCGGACTTGCAATCAAGCTGGCGTGAAAGGATGTCTTGCCGGTGTTAGGTCTTGCACCAATCTCAATCAGGTGTCCTGCGTTTACCCCCTCAACCTTACGTGTAAGGCTAGGAATGTTGAATGTCCAACGTGCCTCTAGGTCATTGCGTAGCAGCAATGTGTCCATGTCAATGTCATCCCACTCAATATTTAGATCGGGTGTGAAGTCATCTCCATACTGCTCAAGAAGCTGACGCAAAGGCTCAAGGCTAGACTTGTCACCATTCACGTAGTCAAATCCTAAGTTGGCAATGTCCTCACCTACTACCTGTTGAAACAGCTTAGACAACACTTCTTGAGCCACGTCACTGCCCATAGGCTGTTCTGCCTTAATCTTATGAAACAAGGCAGAGTACGCCTGTTTTTGTGCAGTTGTCAGCGTAGGATTGTTTGACACAAACAATGCCTCAATCTCATCTGGTGTTACAGTACGCTCGTAACGATCCATAGCTGTATCAATAGCCTGCTTAATCTTACGCACGTCCTTACTAAACAAGCGGTCTGGACAACGTGCGCCACGATGATCTTCGTAGAACTCCTTGTCCATCAAACTTCTAATCAGTGATAATTCCATTTAAATTCTCCATATCTGTCGGGTTACGATATTTCAAGTCATCTTTCAGCTTGAGTACACGAACATCGTTGACGTGTCCTCGTAATTCCTTCGCCATCTGTAGCGTCTTCGGTAACGCATCGGGGTCTAATGCTATAATCGCTGTTGAGAACTGTGCAAGATACCCTTTATGCGCCTCTTGTAGAGATGTCCCAAGAAGCGCAACCCCGACAAAGGAGCCGTAACCAACAACGGCTGCGCTTACACAGTCCTCAACAACAACTGCGACTTTACCACAACCATACGTGTATGGCAAGCCACTTTTTCCATATCTTTTCCATTTAGGTAGACGCTTACCGATAGCACGGCCTGTAGCATCTACAATCCTTCCATCATGTACAACAGGAAAAACAATTCTGTCATCCTTCACATCATACATTACGCCTAACTCATCT